AGCATTTTGGTTTGACTTTTCTGGGGTTCATCACTTTCATGTAAAATCGAGCCCATGAGCAACAACAGATTACCCCCAGAGCTTCACGTTATCAAAGGCACCACCGGCGAACGCAAAGCAAAGTCGCTCCCCGAGGATGTGCGCTCGCGCGTGCCAAAAGCGGAATGGCTGAACAATCCCGACAAATGGGACATCAACAAATTCGTCAAAGAGACTTCCGACTTTTTGTATGATGTTTACGGCATCGGCAGCAATCAAGACAAACACATCCTCGCGGCATGCGCTTCGCAGATCGACATTTACGTGCGGTGCTGGCGCGAGTTGCAGCACGGCGACTTAATTGTCTCCAACAACAACGGCACCACCGTCAACGCCAACCCATATTTCGTCATGGGCGACCGAGCGCTACAACGGGCGTTGGTATTGATGGGCGAGATGGGGCTGACGCCCAAAGGTCGCCTCGCGAGCAAGACGGTTGAAGGCGGCAAGTACAAGGCGCTGCTCGCTGGCCCATGAATTACGAAGATGGAATTCTCTACGCGGTCAATGTCGCAAAAGGGGATGTACCGGCTTGCCGAAATGTGCGGCTCGCTTGTCAGCGATTCCTAAATCAGCTGGAAGACAAAGCTTGGGCTTGGGGCTTTCACGCCCGCTACGCGCAACACGTCCTCGATGTTATTGCTACGCTGCGACACACAAAAGGACCAGACGCGGGCAAACCTCTAGTGCTTCAGCCGTTTCAGATTTTCGCAGTTTGCGCCATATACGGTTTCCGCAGCAAACGCGATTCGACGTTGCGGATGGTCACCGACGTCATCATTTTCATCCCGCGCAAGGCGGGCAAATCTACGCTCACAGCGGCGCTGGCGCTGTATGAGTTGGCTTTCGGCGAGGCGGGCGCGGAGGTGTATTCGCTCGCAACCACCCGCGAACAGGCCAACATCGTTTTCTCCGCCGCCATCGGTTTTATTGAGTCGATGCCGCCCGACATCGCGGCGCTTTACAACGCCGGTAAACACAGCATCGCCAAGGCGGGCGACGCCCAATCGATGTTCAAGGCGTTGAGCCGCGACAACAAAAAGACCGGCGACGGCAAAAACCCGTCCACAGCCATCATCGACGAAGCCGCACAGATTGTGGATCGCAACAGCATCGAGGTTCTTTACTCCGGCATGGTCGCGCGGCAAAACCCTTTGCGCATCTACATCACCACCGCCAGCTTCACGAAAGAGACAAAATTCTTCGAGGACATGACAATGTTCGAGACGATGCTGCGCGGCGAAGCCACTGACAATCCGCGCTGGTTTGGGCTTTTGTACGGACTTGATGCAGGAGACGATTGGCGCGATCCGGCGGTTTGGTTTAAGGCCAACCCCATGCATGGCATCTCGGTGTTTGAGGACGCCATTGCCGCCCGCGCCGAAGAAGCCAAACACAAGCCCGCCGCGCTCAACGAATTTCTGTGCAAGACGCTAAATGTGTATGTGTCGGCCAACAGCGCTTGGATCGACCGCGCTTACTGGGATGACCCCAAGGCGCTCGGATTCAGCGACCGCACACCCGAGTCCACCTTTATCGGATTTGACCTTGCCAGCACGCGCGACTTGAACGCGGTGTGCACGCTGCATCGGTTCGGCGAGCACGACTACGAAGCCAAGTTCAAATTTTTCTTGCCCGAGTCGGGCTATGAGCTCATCCCCAAACACTACGCCGACATTTTCCGAATGGCGCGGCAATCGGGCATCCTCCACATCACGCAAGGCAACGTCATGGACGACCGCGAGATCAGCGACTACATAATCGCCGAGGCCGCCAAGTACGACGTGCGCGAAATTGGGTTCGACGCCTACAACGCAGCCAGCCTAGTGGCGCGGCTGCACGATGCGAGCTTGCCGGTAAAGAAGGTCGGGCAGGGCATGGCTGTGCTTAGCAACCCGAGCAAGCATGTCGAGAAAATGATCCTCAACCACAACATCAAGCACGACGGCAACCCATTCCTCGGCTGGCAGCTTGGGAACTGCGAAGTGTACGAAGACGTCAATGGAAACGTCAAAGTGCGCAAAAATGGTTCAGATCAGAATGCAAAAGTTGACGGCATAATCAGCCTTATCATAGCTATGCACTGCGCGCTCGACAATCCCGAATTTTCAGGTGTGGGTTTCGGCGTTTTCTAAAGGACTTCCGATGGCCATTCTTGACATCTTCAAGGGAAAACAGAAAGATTCGGCGGAATCCAATTCGCTTTTTGGCCAGACGGCGCTGGGCAACAACATCGTTTACAACGGCAGCAACCAGCGCCCGATTGTAAATACTCAAATCCTTTATGTCACCACCGCCGCCACCAATCAGGCAGGTCGGCCAATCGACATGTCGTTGCTTACTCGCAACGCCACCGTTATTTCATGCGTCGCAGCGAAAGCCCGTGCGATTGCGCAAATGCCGATCAAGGTAATGGCTTATTTGGCTGATGGAAGTTGTGTAGATGCAACCACAGATGCGCGAGTGGGTTCGCGCGACCGCACCAAGGCGCGGCAGGTTGCCAGTTTGTTGAATAATCCAAATCGATTCCAGTCAGCTTACGAATTTTGGTATCAATGGATTATGTGGTATGAATTGTCGGGCGAGGCGTTCACGCTGTGGTGGCGCGAAAATGCGACCGACCCGAATCAAACGCCGATGGAAATGTATTTGCTGGATTCGACATTAATCGCGGTGTCCATTACGCCCGCGCGATATCCTGCATACAGATTGAGCACGCCCGCATACGGCTTTAACAAAGATGAGTCATTGGCCGCGCACCAAGTCATGCACGTGAAAGAAATGGCGTGGCAAGGCTCCGCCGGTTTCAACAAAGGCATCCTCGCGGCAGAGCTTGTCACGCTCGATCAAGACATCGATGTGTACGCCAACTATGTAATGCTCAATGGCGCGAAACCCTCCGGCATGTTCACGACTGAGCAGGTAATTCCGACTGGCAAATATCAGGAAATCGCAGCGCGGCTGAAAGAAGCTTGGGGCAGCATGGTGGGAAGCCGCCAATCCGACCCGAGCAAGCCGGGACAGGGCATGCTGTTAGATCAAGGCATGAAATATGAGCCGCTAAAGATGCTCACGTTGCAAGACACAGACGCGGCGGTGTTGAAAGAACAGACCATGAAACGCATCTGTGCGTTGTTTGGCGTGCCTCATCAGTTGCTCGGAATTTCAGAAGGCAAATTCAACAACACGCAAACGCTTTTGGACGAATTTTACAAGTCCACAATTTATCCGACTTCCGTCAGCATCACGCAAAAGCTCAAAGCGCAACTGTTTACCGGCTATCCCAATTTGTGTGTGGAATTCCAAACGCAAGACTTTTTGAAGGGCGCTCCGCTGGATCAGATGAATTACGCGGTCGCGGGCGTGAATGCCGGCATCCTTACCCCCAACGAAGCCCGCGAATATATGGGTCGCGCGGCGCAAGAAGGCGGCGATGAATTGCGCGACCCCGCCGCCAAAGCTGACCCCATCGCAGGCACGAGCCCCCAAGACACCGGCGGCGGCGGCGGAAATCAGAAAACTAAAATGAACATCGGAAAATGATTTCTGACGGGTTAACATTGCAGCGTAAAATTCCGGACAAATACAAGTCTCGCCGCAAAGCGCAGCGCACAATATACGACATTGATCAACGCAAAGTCAATGATGAGGTAATTCATGACTCAACAAAAATTGGTGCTGTTGTGCGAGGCAAAGTTGGTGCCCGAGCAGCAAGGCAAGACCGGCAAGATTGAAGCCACCGTGACCACATGGGGTGCGCGCGAAGGTGCGGACGGTCGCCGGTTCAATTATCAGCCTGAAGGATTTATGGACTGGGCGGAGGCTTTTGCAACCGAAGGTCGCCCGCTTCCGATGTTTGTCAATCACCAAAGCGATGCAGTTCCCGCGGGTGAGTGGACAGGTGTGGAATTTGGCAAAGAAGGCATGACCATGCAAGGTCGCATCTTTACCAACACCTCCGTCGGCAAAGACCTTTACACCATCATGCAGGAATCGCCCCAAATGTTCGGCGGTGTGTCGGTCGCAGCCTACGCGGACGAATACCAGATGGTGAACGCGGACGGTGAGCCCGACCAAAGTGAAGACGCATATTTTCAAATCACCAAAGGCGGACTCCGCGAAGTGTCTGTGGTGATGCACCCGAACAACCCCGAGGCTGGCGTGAGCCGCCTTGAATATTTCCGTGCTGATGGCACGGTGGATTTAAAAATTTTGGAAAAGAGCTTGCGTGATGCAGGTCTGTCCAAGAATGATGCGGTCGCTGCCGCATCAACCTTCAAGAAAGTAATGGAACAGCGGGATGCTGTGAAATTGCCTCTTGAAACTGCGCCACCTCGGAGTGATTCCGATGCGGAAGCGACCGCCCACGCAGAGATTCTCGCCGCTCTTGAGCAGCGCGAGCTTTTGCAAATTCTTGACAAACGAATGAAAGTCTAACATCATGTCCCAAGCTATCCTGGAAAAGCTCGACGCAATCGAGTCGGCGCAAGCCGCAAAAATCACCGCCGCCGAAGCCGCTGCAACCGCAGCCATCGAGTCGGTGAAAAACGAAATTAGCGCGACAATCGCCACGCTGGAAGCCAAAATTTCCACGCTCGCGACACCCGCCTTTATCAAGCCCGCCAAGACCGTTCGCGGCGATGTAAATCGCGCCGTGCGTGAGCAGCTGAGCCAGTTCTACAAGGCCAACAACCGCGTGGAAAAAGAGCTCAAGATGTTTGCGGACGAATCGCAATACGATGCGTATTTGCGTGAGGCATCGGCGCTGACTGCTGGCGGCGACGGCAAGGGCGGACGCACCGCGTATGACCCTGTGTTTGTTGCGCTGCGTTTGGCCAATCCTATGCGCGGCCTCTCGCGCACCGTGGCCACTGACGGTTCCAGCTATCAGTTCCGCGTTAAGACCGGCAACGCTGGCGCGGCTTGGGGCTATAGCATCCAAAACAACGGTTCGACCACGACTGAGGACACCACCATCTGGCAGTTGGTTCTGCAAGACATCAACGTGCAGTTCCCAATCCGTACCGCCGCGTTGGACGATATTGACGGTCTGGAAGCGAATGTTGTTGACGACATGCTGGCTGAATTTGCGCAAAGCGAAGCTCTAAGCATGGTTCAAAACAATGATCAAGCTGCTCAGTCTGCCACCAACCCATATGGCGGAACGAATGGTTTGCGCGGCCTCGACCAGTACGCTGGTGCAAACGCTACCTATGCCGGCGGCACTTCGTCCGTCGCGGCTTTTGGCACCTCCGGCACCGGCTCTACCACCGGACTGCACAGCCTTGCCACTTACGACCAGTTGACCTCCAACGTCAACACCGTGGGCGCAAATGCTATCGTGTACAAAGACGTGATTAACACCATTTACGCGCTGCCGCAACAGTACTGGACCACCAACGCCAAGTTCATGGTTAACCCCATCTTGGCGCAGGCAATCCGTGGCTTGCAAGACACCAATGGTCGCCCGATCTTCAACTCCATGGAGTCGCTGAATCCGGACGGCATCATTGGTCAGCTGTTGGGCTTCGATGTGGTGATGAACAAATACTTGGACAACCCGAGTCAAGCCACCACCGGCTCCGCAGGCACCAACAGCCTGTATCCGATGTACTTCGGCGATTGGTCGCGTGCACATACGATTGTTGACCGCCTCAACATGGTCATGCGTCGTTACGATCAAACGCTCCCAGGATACATCACGTTCTTCGGCGAGAAGCGTTTGGCCGTCTCGGTGCGCGATCCGAATGCGCTGGTTCGTTATCGCTCGACCGGCACCGCGACCTAATCGTTGAGCCATCATTGCGGACGCTGGCTTAATGCTGGCGTCCGCTCTTTCCCAAGGACGAACCATGAACATCACTGAACGAATCCTAACAGGCATCAAACACACGCTTGAAACGGGCGACAAAATCAATATTGATTTAAGCGAAGCCTCTGCCATTACAGGGTCAGGCGGTGGTGTTGGTGGACGCACATTATTTGATGATGCATTTGCTGCATTGCGTTTTGCAAATCCAATTCGTCAAGCTGCACGCATAGTCAAAAGCAGCGGCACAAGCGCAGTTCAATTTGTTGCCAAAACAGGCAACGCCACCAATCAAACAAACCCTTGGGGGTACACATTTACGCCCGATAGCGGAACGCCTGGAACGGACACAACAATTTGGCAATTGCCGACTCGCGTCATTACGGCTCAACTGCCAGTTCGCTCGGCAGTGTTGACGGATGTAAATTATTTGAACGAAACATTGGTGTCTGATTTGGCGCAAGAATTTGGAGCAGCCGAAGCTGCATCCATGATTCTTAACAACGACCAATCTGGCACCACCACCACCACCACAGGCGGCACAAGCGGCTTGCGCGGGTTAAATATGTACACGACCGCGTCGGCTTCAGCTTATGGGTCAAGCGGCACGGCAATTACCAACGGAATCCATTCGATAGCAACTTACAGCCAAGCAGCAGCAGCAATCGCTTATGGTGATTTGACTGACATGGCGCGGCTTTTCCCTGCTCAATATTGGACGTTGCCAGGAACGGCATGGATGATGCATCCAGAGACCATTCACAACTTGCGCAATTTGGGCGGCACAGCAATCAAACAGTTTGCTGAAGTCGGCGATGGCGATGGCGGCTCGGTTGTTTACATCTTTGGGTTTCCTGTAATTCCAAATCCATACATGCAAACAATCGCCTCAGGAAATTTCAGCGTTTACCTTGCCAACTGGCCCAGCTTTGTAACAATTGCTGACGTTGAAGAGATGACAATTCAGGCTTTTGACCAAACGTCTCCTGGCTTCATAACTCTGTATGCAGAAAAACGTCTTGTGAGCACGGTGCGTGACCCATTTGCTGGTATTCGTTTAGTTGGTGTTTAATTATGGCCGCGTCGGACAGTCTGTACGGATTGCCTTTTGGCGCAGTGACGCGCAATCCTTTCAGCTACATTAAGGTTGAACAGGTTGCGCGCGACAACACAACCGCATGGCTGACCAACGCGGAAATTCAACAACAGCTAAATCTGTTTGATGACACGAGCCAAAGCACTTACCTGAGCTCGCTGGAGTTGGCCACACGGCAAGCAATCGAAGATTACCTCGGCATGCCGATTTTTGCGACCACCTATCGGGTGTGGTACGGCATCGACAGCCTCGCGGCCTCGCCGGTGTGTTTTGATCTGCCCATGGTTACGCAAGCGGCCTCCGGCACCGGCATCACAATCAGTTCGCTCAAGTATTACAATGAAGCATCGCCGCCCGTGGCGATAACAGTTGATTCGTCGCAATATTATTATGATCAATCAGGCAACAAGTTGATTGTGGCGAGTTTACCTACGTCGATTAACACGACAATGACCGCGCCCATCTTTATCGACTACATCGTGGCCGCAAACCCGCTCGCGGCTTACCCTGTGATCAAGCAAGCCGGTTTGCTGCTGTTTACGCACCTCTACAACAACCGTAGCAACACGACCGATACCTTGCTCAAAGAAATCCCGTTCGGCGTTTCTACGCTGCTCCGTCCGTACAAACCGCTGGTGATGTAGCATGGCCATTGCGCGGTTTGAAAACATCGACGTGAACACGCTGTCCTTTGGGT